ATTTGGTTCTTGCATTTAACTGTCCCTCATGACTTAATTTCTTTATTAGTAACGATTTTCTTTAATGTTGCTGTATTTATTGGAATTAGGAAATTGTTAGGAAAATTAAGCAAAAAAGAATGGTTTCCCATTTTTATAATTGATCTTCAAGAAATTATTGGCCCTAGAAAATCTTGGTTCATCGTGAACAATGTCCAAATTGGATGTGAAGTTTCTTTAGTAGATATGAATGTTACTGATTCATATTATGATTTAATTAAAGAAATGAAACCGAAGAAAGTAGACAATGTTTATGAAGATTTGAGACCTGAATCGGATAAACACATGAAAATAAACCAGGAACTGAGTGTGAGATTTGGTATCTTCAGAATTGTGACTACCACTTTGGAAGGGGTCACCACGCGAGAGCTCTTAGTGTCAAAAGAGTTAGTTTATCAATTAGTAAGTCCGGCCATAGCAAAGACTGAACAAGATATCCTTTTTCATGCTTCTAGGCAAGGATATCTTAATTATAATCGTGATCTCGCCTTTTTAGGATTCCACAAGAATAGTGCTTTATCGGCTATATTGTGGAAGCGTGTTTCTGAAGGTAGTCTAAATCCCTCTTGGGATTTTTAGACGGCTCTTTGTCTAGTCTGTTTTTGTATGGTTATACAGGTGATGAAACAGGTATTAAAATTCCTCCTATCGTTGATTGTTCTATCAATGTTTTTCGTAATAGGAAGAATGAGTTACCTGTTTCTAGCTCTTTGGGATGTTCTGTCTCAAGAGTTGCACCGTTTAAACCATCCCTCGATCACACCACAACAGCTATTCAAGGAGTTTTAAAGAGAGTCGCTCACGCCATGCCCGACCGTGATGCTTCTATTCGGAGTGACTTTCGCAATTTTGTTCGACAATGGGTTTCTCAAAACCTTACTCCCATTGATACTGCCGCTGATCTTAGCGTAGATACTTGGCTTGCAAACACCAACTATACTTTAAGCAGGAAAGAACAATTAAGGAAAATTGACTTGACACGGCCTTTGACCAATAAGGATACCCAAAATAAGTGTTTTGTTAAAGATGAGTTTTATCCTGAGCTCAAACATTCTAGGGGCATTTATTCTCGCTCTGATCGCTATAAGGTTGAAGTAGGACCATTATTCAAACTTATGGAAAAGAAATTGTTCTCATTAAATTATTTTATTAAGAAGATTCCTGTTTTAGATAGACCTAAAAAGATCTATGAGATTTTCTCACC